TTAATGCCGGAAGGCGCAGCCGCAGGCTGACATCTCACCCGGCAGCACTTTGCCTGCGTGAGAGTGACGCCGCTGTAATTGCCCCTGCTCTTCAGCACTGCTGTTGCCTGCCTGCTGTCCCAGCCAGCAATCCAGCGCGCGGCCAGCGATCTGCCGGATGTCAGGTGACCAGCTGGTAAGATGCCAGGTTGAGCTGCGGGCTTCTTCACTATCGCCAAAACCTGCCACTGCCAGATGGATACCCTGACCAAAATCCCGAATCGCCTGCATTGCACCAAAGGCCATCAGATCGCTTTCACAGAAGAGTGCCTGGATACGCTCAGCAGCACGTGTCTTTTTCAGGTAAGACATCATCGCCTGATAAGCGCAGTCACGATCATCACTGCCCACAGTCAGTTCGGCGTTCAACGCCGTGCCCGCCGCCAGCAGGGCGGCGCGATAGCCCTGTTTTTGCGCCAGTTCGCCTGGCTGAGCCTGCATAAAGCCAAACCGCTGATGCCCCTGTTTAAGCAATAATTCCGCTGTCACCTCACCCGCCCGCAGTGCATCCGCCTGCAGTTCAGGCTCAGCGTCAATCTGAAGCACCGGCAAATTGCAGGCATCAGTAACGCGGTTACCGGGGAGTAACAGCAAACCACGCAGCCCGAGTGGTGTAGCCTGCCGGATGAGGGTGGTTAGTGTGACGTCGGTTTCGGCACTCAGTAGCACCGAGATAACACCGCGCGCGTTAAGCTGGCGCATCACTTCGTCCAGCATTTTTTGTTGATACGGATTGAGCAACTGGCTGGCGACAACACCGATAACCGGAGGGACCGCCGGTTCAGTTAAGTCAGGTGTGGAAAGTGTAATCATTGGCATTAATTCTCTGCGACGGCAAACAATAGCCACCACAATACGGTAAACCACAACGTTTCAACAGGTTACAGAGTTCGACACAGGCCGCAAAAATGAGTGAAATCGGATGTAATTGGAATAGATCGGCAGAAACCCAAAAGGGATAAGGCTGGCGTTAACGTAGATGCAGGAGAGGGACCGGGCAGCAGGAGTTGAACCCGCATCGTCAACCCGTTAAGAGTTGCAGTAATACCTTTATACCATGCCCGAATGGCGTGCCTGGAAAAGCCGCGCTATGTGAACAAGAAGCGTAGTACGACTTTCTGACCAGGCAAGCGCAAGCGGCAGGTATTTTTGCAACGGTCGTATGAAATCAAAAAAGAGGTGCTGCTGCCTGTAGGCATTGATTATTCAGCTAACCTTAAGTTTCAGGCAGCCTGTTCCGACCGGGACTTATGGCCAACATTTTGCAGAGGTCAAGACTATGCCGTCAGGACAATTTTACGTGGTTGATCAACCCGAACTGAATTTTACCGCCAATTATCATATTGATACGGTTAATGATAAACCCTACCCCTCGCGCATGGTACTGGAGATCCGGAAGCAGTCACAGCCGACTGAGGCCTTTGATGATATCAGCATCGGCCATGAAGTGACCTTTGTCTCTTCCAGTGGTGAGGCGCAACGGATGGTGCTGGTGAGTGACACTGATGATGAGCTGGTATTCAGCTCCCGGGGCTGATGCCGGCTTATACCGCTAAACGGAGGTTGCAGTCGCCATATCCGCCAGATAGCAGGCACAAAAAAACCGCCCTTGGGCGGTTACGACATTACTGCATATTGCTTTTATTTTATTAGATTTTCTTCGGCAGAAATATGGTGCCCGGGGCGGGACTTGAACCCGCACAGCCTTACAGCCGAGGGATTTTAAATCAGGCGCTTTTAGAATTTAAATCAACACAATAGACCAATCTTTCATAATATAGCCTCAGGGTCAGTCCTAATTTATTCAATAACTTAGTGGTGAGCATGAGGCCTTATTATGAAGTATTTTGCTTAAATTATCGGCCTGCTCGGTTCATAAACGGACACTATCTCGGACGTTACTTTCCCCAGCACGAGAATCCCATCCATGCCATCTCCGTCGATCGTTTCACCGTCCGAAGTGATAATCCCCGAACTGAATAATCTTCCCAGTTGCGGTAACTCGCCGAGCTGGAACGCGACCTTGTCGCCTGGCACTGGCTTCAGCGATTTATCCGCCAGCACGAACCCGTCAGGCGTCTCAATCAGGATCATGTTGTTGCGGTGAGGCATCAGTACATCGTTCAGGTCGATACGCCGCTCTATGTAATCTGAAGCTGGTGATGGAAACCCCATAATTACCTCACGTATCCCATGTTGCGTAACGACCAGGTCTTATTCTCGCTTTCCTCGGTAACCAGCTCGAAGAAGAAGTTCTGGTAGTAGCGTATCCACCGGTTGCACTCCTGCAGCGTCCATACGTGGTTAACTTCATCCAGTCGCTTCTGGAATGCCACAGTGGTAACAATCTGCCTGCCCCGGGTGTCCTTGGCTATCGCTCCGACGAACGCTGAATGTATGTCGCTCTCTCTTGTCATGATAAAACCCCTCCGATAATTACTGTATAAATAAACAGTAATATCTATCAGTAGATCTGATCAAGCCGAAGCTCTTGGCAAAATTGTAAAGCCTTTGATAGGCAATAAGTTTTGTAAAAAATTAACTCATTAGTCATAAAGAGACGACGCTTGCTACCCCTCCAGCAACACATGAGCTTCGACTGTGTAGCATTTATGGCCTATAAATCTCGTGTAAAGGTGAGCAAGGGACTGCCGATAATGCTCTATGTTCGGCAGAATGTATCTTTGACACAATCTCATTCATTAGGGCATCGCTTAGGGTAATCATCGTCTTATTTGTTTGGTCATTACGACGGTATTACTTGCGGATATGACGTCGACTGCATAAAATGTTAGCAGATTGGTAACTGACAGATAAGGATGCTTGGGTCTTGGATTCACGCTAAAGCAAAAGCTTTGGTCAGATTTTCTAAGATTTGGAGGTCACATGTTCAAATTTGATATGCTCTTAGAGCAAAACTACGCTTCTTTCTATGATGAAGAAAGCGGCAAAGCTGTCTTCGTTGATTCATTCGATAATGAAGAGTTTGACGTACGCGTAGGAACCCTGCGCCAGAGTAAGTACGTAACTACGGTTCATGCATGCAATGACGAAGAGTTGAACCAAAAATTAAATGAGGCGACAGCTCGCTATCTATGACTATCACAGAGCAACAAATCATAGATTTGGAGGGTGAAATCAATGACATTTTGCAGGAGGATGCTGCAAAAATTCACTTCTCTTTTCACGCCGCATACGAAAGGCTCAACGATGCCAGAAACAATCCGGCAATAGCCCTCGTTGAGCTTGAGGATGTTTTCAGAGCCTTCTTTGACAAGTACCTGAAGACAATCCTTGGTTATAAAGAAGGCACAACTTTTACCATCAAGTGCAATAAAAGCAATCTTCACTTTCCTTGTGCAATAGTACATGAACTGGATTACGGGAAAACTATTGTTATACAGAATGTTATTACCGTTATGAGGAAGCCCGGGTTCAAGTCGAAGGACCCAATTACACTTGATGTAAATTAAGCCCGCTAAAGCGGGCTTTTTTGTTTACCGCATAGCGCTGGCTTCAGTAGTAGTCTTCCCTGAAAAAATTACCCCGTAGCCTGCTCAGACAGGAGCGGATGAGTAATTGCCGGGGCCGAGCTTTTTATGCGTCAGGGCTCTTCGGCCACGTGATGTCAGAAGCCTTAGAAGTATCTACGCGGTTCAGCATTACCCTGTAGGTTTTCCACTCCTTAAGCGCCTTGGTTTCTTCCTCCGTGGCGATACCAAGATCGTCAGCATCCTGAAGAGGGCCTATTTGTACGGTAGCCTCTGCAATCATTCTTGCTTTTTGGCTCCCTGCCATGATGATCAACTCCTCTTCAGTAGGTGCAGGAAAATCTACCAGAACTGGATTACCAGCTTTGTCAGATGAAATCAGCTTGCCCTCACTTTGTCCATTCAGTAGGGCAACCCATTTTTCATCGGTGATTTCTACCGCATCTTTCGGAATGTCAGTACCGTTGATTTCGGGAGAGTAGAAACCGTTAGTTGATGCTGCAAAGTATTTAGTCATATCACCATCCAATCGCGATAAATCGGGCCGAGGTTGTGCCGGCACCATCAGTGCCCCGAGGCTGAACAATCAGCGTGGTTTTACTGGTTGAGCCTGCAGCTTCTGAATATAAAGTGATACCAGATGTTGATCCTGCAGTCTTGTCTGCTAAAACAGCGCACGCCTGAAATACACCATTAGGAAAAGCCATCGGGTATGTACCTGCCAGCTGACCAACGCCCCCAGTTAATGTTCCCCACTGAATGATTACCCCGCCTGGCATTTTCTGATATCCGGATGCGGACAACTTATTTCCAAACAGAGAGCTGACAGGGAAAATTGCTTTCAGTGCTTTCAGCAACTGACCGCGATCACCTTTGGCCAGCGCAACGCCGCCGCCCTCAATGACGCCGCATATCTCTTCCTGCAATGAGTCAAAAAAATCCTGGTCAAGTGCCGTAGGTAGCTCACCCGTTTGAGGGTTGCCGCCAGTAAAGCCATTTTTCCCCGCGCCAAATTTATCCTTTTGCGCTGTAGGCGTGTCAATACGATGCATGTTTACTCCGGGTATTTGAAAATGACATAGGTGTGGGACGGCGCAAGCTTAATCAGCACGCACTCTGCAGTGGTGTCGCCCCACGTCCTCAGGCTGTCGGTAGCGTTGCTTATTGCCGTCATGGTCGTTATCTGTGTGGCTGAAGGCATATTCACCTGCCAGTAATAACGCCAGTCGTCGCTATAAAGAGAGTCTGTGCAGTCAGAGAGACATGTGAACTGGCTTTTTTTGTAACGTGTAATAGAGACGCCGGTATAACCAAGCGCCTCAAGCTGGGCCAGATAAAACGCCTCGTTGATGCCGCCAGGCAGATTAAGCTTTGCATCAAGACGCTGGCGGCGCTGCTGGAGAGTCTGAACGCCCGCAGGGGCGCAACTGTCCGGTAGGCCACTTATCTCTTCATAACGGTCAATCAGTTCTGTTACCGAGCGGGGGTCGATTTCCAGCATAAGCGCAACGCCCCGACCGTGAACTGCAGCCAGTGAAGGTGCAAATCCCGTCAGCAGCAAATCGTCGCTGTCCCATGCAGGGCCGCGTGGCAGCAGCGCGCCAAGCATCTGCCGGTACTGCGCCGTTAAATCCATGAGATTGTCCCCACAACACCTAATTCACCCTTACCAATCGTAATATCAGCTGACGGGCTGACCAGCGTGTGACTGTACTCTCCGGTTGCGATGCTGATAGCTTCACTGATGCGGGACGGCTTCAGCACGCTTTCAGGCCCGCCATCACGAAGCATCATTGATCGCAGCTCAGCTTCAACGGCATAGCGCACCGCTGCTGTATCCGGGTTCAGGCGAATCTGGAAGTTAACCGTGTGCGGTGTTGCTGCAAACACATAGATATCGGCACCGGCCACGGGTGCCAGCGGTTCGATGTAAGCCTGCACAGCAGACACCGTAGCTGCGTCGGGGATAGGATTAATCAGGTCGCTGTTTGCCACCATAACACCCACCGTTCCCCGACCGCTCCAGTGCCGGTAAGTCCAGGCACGGGTAATGCCAGCAACCTCTTTCGCCCACACCTCATAGTCGCCGTCTGCACCGCCCTGCGGGGTCCAGTACCAGCGTTCTATAACTCGCGCGCGCCACACTTCTAAATCTTCGACGTCAGCGCCGCCCTGTATGCTGTCCGCCACACCGGCAGAAGTCAGGCCGGTAATAGGGCTGGCCAGCCGCATGGCAAGCCCGTCATCGGTGTTACCGGTTTTCCCTGCTGTATCACAGGTAACCGGCACACGGAGTACGCCACCCGCTGACTTGGCCGCAGCTGTTGTAGTGAAAGAAGTCAGATCGTCACGCTGGATTGTCACACCGGCAGGAATGGGGATATCGTTCATGGTCACGTCCCATCGCACGTAGCCCGCTGCCGCCGTGGCCGCTTTCCGCGGACAGCGCTTCATGTTGGCGTGACGCGTCAGCCATTCCTCATCCGCAAGGTCAGGCAGCAGGTTGCGGGCCAGATAGTCAATGTAGCCATAGACGGTATGCACCGCCGCCGCCTGCACTCGCCCGTACACTTCTGCGTCGGTGCGGCGCAGTGCTGCAAGTGTTGAGTCTGCAGCCAGGCGGGTAAGAATATCGTTGCGGACGATGGTGATTAACTGAGGGAGTGTCGGGCGGGTAAATCCACTGTCAGCCATTAAGTTCACTCCATAAATCGTCAAAAGAAAATGCCGTGCGGTTGCCGTCTTTCTGGCTGATAACGAACGACGCGCTGAGCGTGTTAATGCCGGTGCGCTCAGCCTTAACGTCCACCCTTACCGCCACACCGTCATCCACCAGCCACTGAAGCGCCTGGCTGATATATTCCCGCGCTTTGAGTGGCGTTTTATTGGTGAGCGTCTGGCGGCTGAGAAGGTAAAGGCGGGAACCGATGCGGTCATTCTGTACGGTCGGGAAGCTGTCGCCCCACCAGCCGTTATCCTGCTCAGGGTTGTCGTCAGGGTCAGCCTTTCGCCAGGAGAAAAGGGAGATAATGACGGCGCGCGTCAGAGGGTCGGGCGGCCACGTAACATCGCGCTGAACGCCGTTAATTACAATAATCATGACCCCCCCATTTTCTGCGTTGGCGAGTCGGTTGTGCCGCCGCCTGAGCCGTTCTCTTTGTGCGTATGACCATTGTAGGCCGTGCGCATGGCTGACATGGTCAGGCCGGAAGAATCACACTTATCTTTGATCTCGCCTGTCGATTCGATATCCATTTCGAACCGGGCCTTTGGCGCATTGGTAAACGTGATTAGCTTGCCTGCGCCATTGACGACTATCCCAGCGCGGGTCAGAGTGACTGACTGGCCCAGATCGTCATATACCGCTACTTCGCCAGTCTTCAGACCTTTGATGCGGTAACGCCGGTCAGAGACAACCAGCACTACCCCGTGTGACCTGTCACCGTCAAAGTAAGCGGCCACGGACTCAGCCCCGATGAGCGGCGCAGCCGTAAATCCGTAAGGCTCCATATGCTCAATGTCGCTTTTGCCCTCGCCACCCGCCATTTCAACCTGAAGCATCTGGCACTTTGTGGCCGTATTCAGGCCGCGAACGACCGCACGTGCCAGCAGGTTTGAAAGCGCACGCCCCATGCCTGAAATCGGGTTAGCCATCAGAAATCATCCTCTTCTTTCTTTTTCTTACGCTTACCGGGTTTCGCAGGCTCAGGGAGATAAGCATCCGGTGGCCCTACGCGGATTTCGGTCACGGTGCCGTTTTCATCCTGCTGGTAGGTCACCTCAGCGATCACCATCTGACGGTTGTTAAAACCCAGAACGGGATCAAAGACGATCACCTGCAGGTTTGGCAGCCAGAGTGAGCCGTCACCTTGCCGCCAGCCCTGAACGGTATAGGTCACCTCATCGGTGCGTGCAGCGCGCTGGCGCATCTCAAATTCTGCGCGTGCGCTGCAGGTTGCCGTGGTGGCGTTGCCGGTCTGGCGGATAATCATCGGGCGGTAACGCTTCAGTCCACCGTCAATGGTTTTTGAGCGAATTGCCGTAGTGGTGGCCTCGCCAAAGTCGTCGTCGTTACCCTTGCGCTGACCGGACACCTGATAGTCGCTGAACCGGTCCCGGATGCTTTTCTCGGTGTCGCAGGAAAGAATATTTTCACCCAGCACCAGTGCGGTGTGTGCCTGCTGACTGCCAATGCCGCCAATAACCAGATTGCCCTGCGCGTTGTCATACGCCAGCGCCTGCTGCAGCCCGAGCATTTTGTTCAGTACGTCCATGACAGTTTCGCCCTGGTCGGCCTGAATACCCTGAAGCGCACCGGACGCACCTCCCGCATCTAACACCTTGATGCTGAACGGCTTCGCCAACTCAGCGGCTACCTGCGCCAGCGAACGACCGGCATACTGTGAAGGTGTGGCAGAACAGTCGATTAGGTCAGCGGTTTTACTACGACCTGAAATCCCGGTGCTGATGCTGCGTGCGTCGTACCGGACCGGCGTTGCTTCAACGTAGCCGGTCAGCACCTTATCGGTGCCTATCAGTACCTCAACCAGATCACCGTTTTTAATGCGGGTACTGCGCACAGCCTGGTCGGTATCGCCGGGCCAGCTCCGGGTAATCTCAACGGTGAAGTCGCGGGCGATACGCTCAATACCGGCGGCAATTCTGACCGAAGTCCAGCCGCCCCACTCCTGACCGTTAACGCGAAGAATCACAGTATTGTTCATCGTACTGGCACCCTCAGTGACTGAACCGGTACGAAACCGGGATGACGTATGCCGTTACGCGCCGTAATGTCACCGGCGCGGGATGCTGAGTCGTACCAGTCGGCGGCCAGTACCAGTGCGGGCATAACCTGCGAAGGTGTGCGCTCCGTCATGCGATCGACCTGCTCCAGGCGCGCAGAGATATCGCGGTTAACGTCAGTGCGCACGGTGACCAGAGCCTGGTAAAGTCCGTCATCTGAAACGCGCTCCATCTCAAGGTCAATGGCCTCATTGAGACTGTCACGCACCTGCGCGAGATCATCCCAGGAAATGACAGTGCTGTTATCAAGAGAGGTGGTTACGCCGGAAGAAGCGGAAACGGTCGCTGTCGCTGTTGTGTCTGAATCTGAAGCCAAACTGCCTGAATCAGTCCGTATGTTGCTGACGGCAGGATGCGATACCATGACCGGCTGCTGCGGGTCCTGCTGGCGCGTGACAATCCGGTTTGCAGGCTGCGGCAGACTGGTGACAGTTGCGGCCGCCTCGCTGATGGCCGTGGTGCGCACCGCCTGCGCAACGTAATTGCGCTGCGTGGTCTGCGCCTGTGCTGTCTTGCTTTCGGTTTCCCAGACGCCGCGCGGAGCCAGACCGGAATCAAGCGTGACACCGGTCAGCCCTTTAATCATCGACATCAGATCGGAAGCGTTACCATTAAGGCGAGAACCTGCTCGCCACATGGTCTGAAGCCGGTTAACAAAATTCATACCGCTGGACGGCGGGCTTAGCAGCACCGACAAATCACCCTGCATCAGACGTGATGCGGCGCTGATACCAGAATCAACATACTGAAAGGCACTGGTTACGGTATTGAACATACCGGTTGCCTCATCCAGCACGCCGTCTTGCAGGAAGTCAGGCAAGCCATCCATACCAAAGGCACCGAACGCCGATGAAATTGCATCGTCCAGGAATGAAACTGACGATGTGAGTTTCTGTCCGGTTGCCAGTCCAGCGGTGGGAAACGATAATGCACCGGACTCAACGAAGCTGAAGCTGACGCGGCACATACGCCCTTCGCTCTGTGAATGGCTGACGCGAACGGCATCATCAACTACCACGGTCATCTCGCCGTAGTAAGGATGAACCAGCGTGCATGATCCCGGCTTTTCAATGGCTTCAATCAGCCGGTTACGCTGCTCAAAGAAATCATCGCCAATCAGATAAGCCTGAACGCTGAAGCGGCGCGTCGCGCGGCCCAAATCTTCCGCCCACGGTTTGTCGCGATTGGGGTACTCATGCACCTGCACGCGACGCCCAAAGGTTGCTTCGTCGCTGTCCACCTTAAACGCGATGCCACGCAGTGAGGCATCCTGCAGATTATCTTTCCAGGTCATGGCTTACTCCGGGCATAAAAAAACCCGCCGGAGCGGGTTGGTGTTTATTTCAGGTGTATCTGTATCGAATAGGAGTCGCCAGTTCTAACGAATAAAGAATCAGCTTTTTGATCGTAAGACTCAAACCGCTGAACACTCTTAAACTTCTCCAGCTTATTTCCGAAAATTGTAATGCTGGTTCCTGTCAGATATTCAAAAGCCTTACCAGCCAGCGTAACGTTAACCTGATTCATCGATTTGTCTTCGTTTGCGAAGAAATGAATTTTTATCCTGTTAGGGCATGGCGGCTCATAAACGGTAATGTAAAGTTGAGGTTCATACTCAGCTTTGCTGTTATCACCGAACGCCTCTTCATCCGTCTGATCTTTTCGGAATGAATACTGATGCCTTAGCGTGCCGCCATCTTTGAACACCTGCACCTTCTCAGGTTTTTTCCCGATTGCCTTAATGAAATCTTTCTCATTAAAAGCGGGGTAGCACTCACTGGCAGATACCCCACTGACAAAAAATAATGCCATTAAAAGCGGAAAAAAACGCATGAAGGCTACTCCTCAATTTGAATTAGAAAACCGATTATAACCCACATCAAGATCAAACCACGGAAGAGCGCCACCTACTGGCTCAACGCGCATTCCGGGAGGAGCGTTTTCGAAAGAAACTTTAAGCTCTCCCTTTTGTGATGTTGCATCGTCACGCATTAATGGACCGCTCATGCTTTGCGGATTTAGCGGAACGCTACCCCCCTTCAACTGCTGCTCATTGTTATACCAGCCGCCAGCCTTCCACCTCTTCTTAAGTGACTCCCAGAATGATTCCGTGCCATCTTTCTGGGTAGTCGCATCAGAGATTTCTTCCAGCTTTTTAAACATGTAAAGTGCGACCGCTATTGAAACCGTCAGAGCGCTCAACTTTCCTATTTTGGTAAGAACAGCGAGTAGCCCGCTTGCTTTAGTTGTTGCTGTGGTGAGCGATCCAATAACCTGAAGCGTGAATAACCCGGCCATCACCCCACCAATCCCGGTGATGATTCCGTTCATGCCACCCAGCGCCTCTGTCAGGCCGTCGATTTTAGTCCAGACTTTCTCTACAACAGGACCGAACTTATCCCAATCAGAAATCAAGAGACCAATTCCCAGCGCTGCAAGTCTAAGGAATATGCCCATCGGAGAAAGCTTCAGTCCCTGCCCCAGAATACCCAGCGCAAAGTTAATTCCCAGCAGCCCCAACTTCATTCCGACAAAACCGGCTGCGATGCCAAATGCACCTCGAATAACCTTCGGGTTTTTGTCAGCAAACTCAGTAAAGCGCTCTGACATGTCACCCAGCCAGCCCACCAGCCTTTTAGCATCACCAGCAAAAGCCCCGCCGATTGCCGCAAGACCATTGACCGCTGTACCGGTCAATGACTCCCAGATATTGGAAAGTGTGCTTAGCTGAGCGTTAACGCGCTTATTGAGGTCCGCCTGCTTTCCCATTTTCTCCTGAATCTGGTCATAGCCTGTTTTACCTTTATCAATTAGCGCATTTAACACCTGAAGTGTTTCAGCGTCATCACCAAATATCTGTTTAATGATTGTCGTTTTTTGTTTGGTTGTTAATGACTGAAGCTTATTCAGTTGCTTGAAAAGATTATCAAGGCCTCCGAACTCGCCCTTACCATCGGTAAAATCTAACTGGATTCCTTTACGGCTTAGAAGTTTATTGGCCGCCTTCATTTTTTTGCTATCAAAGCCCGCCTGAAATACTTTTCGAAGGGCGTTACCGGAAGCCTCCCCTTCCATCCCCATTTGATCCATCATCACTGAAATGGGGGCCAAAGCACGAGCCGCAGTGAGGCCATCTTTGCTGACCATCTTCAGAACTGAACTGGTCTTAGAAAAGAAAGAGAGCATGTTGGTATCATCGACGCCCAGGTAAAAAGCTTTTTGGATCGTGTCGAATAATCCCATCATATCTTCTGAAGCCGTGCCGGTAGCATCCTGCATTTTTGCAGCAAATTCTGCCGCCGCTTCAGGTGTTTTCTTAAGCTGAACCGCCAGATAAGCGGAAGCCTCACCAACACCACTCAGGATGTTCTGAGCCGGAATACCCTGCCTGACAAGCATCTGCATCATGTTCTGGAAATCAGCAGTAGTGCCAGGCAGTTTGTTACCCAGTCCGATGGCCAGCTTATTGATTTTTTCAAAGTCAGAGCCAACCGCGCCGCTTGCATCCATCATGGCAACTTTCAGCCCTGTCGCAGCGTCTTCCTGCTTGGCAAAAGCAACCAGCGACCCGGTCAGTCCGGCGGCCAGACCGCCTGCCATTGCCATGCCGCCCCTGCCCGCCTCCTCTGCATCTTTACGGAACCGGCGCAGGTTCTTTTGCATACGACCAAGTGCAGGCGAAAGTCTGTCAACGCCAGTAATGAGCGCCTTCAGTTCAAATTCAGCCATTGGCTTTTCGCTCCCGTTCTATCCGGTTCGCCTGTTCGATAAGCAATTGCAGACTTTTTAAGTCCTCGCTCAGGACTTCCAGAGGATTTATGCGCCAGTAACTGGCGCAGTCGAAATACAGATTAAGCAGATCTTTGGCTGTCAGGCCTGAAGGAAAAAACCGGCAACTACCCAGCCAGCAGCGTTCAGGTCTGATGGCGACATGTCATCAACTGAGCTGGGTGGAATGCCGCCCAGCTGGCTGATGTATTTAGCCACAACGTGAGCCAGCAGCTTTACTGACTCATCCTGATTCATCTGATAGGGATAGCCCAGCTCGCGGACATCCTTGCCCGTTGGATCGCGCAACTCCAGCACATGGATAGTCTCACCATGTGCCGTAATAGGTTTTGAAAGCTGAAGTTCACTCACTGATAGAATCCTTCTGAGCCGTGGAATTCGAGGTCAACCGTACCCTCTTCCGCATTGTGGTTGGCTTCACCGAACTGGAACGCTTCAGACAGCACGTAAACCATGCCGTTAGCCAGTTCGGCGGTGATGGTCATCTGATCCGAATCCATCAGCTTGGTGACCGGAAACGCCTTCGGCACCTTAAAGGTGCCTTTGACGTACGGTGCGCGGTGCGTCTCTTTGTAATCCACGTCACCGGCCAGACCGATCACGTCATCACGCACTTTGGTGTTCATCGGCACCTCAATGCCGCCGGTCAGTGACAGCTGCTGGCCGTCCACCTTGACGTATGCTGTACCCGCAATTTTTGCCATTACGCGGTCTCCTCGCTGTATTGCAGACGGAACTGATTAAGCAGCGCAAAGACGCGCAGCTGGTTGACGTAATCCGGCGGGAACAGGACATCCACACGGGTCGGGTCACTGACGTTGCGCTCTACCACCAGATGCTGCTTGAAGAGATCGAAGTTCTCCACGATCCCCGCCCGCTCCATCGTGCGATAGCTGGCGCACATCTCACCCTTCAGCACTGCAGGCGTCACGATGGCCTGACCCGGACCGAAGCGCGTGCCGTCATTCGCGAGCTTATGGCGTGGGTACTTACTGGTGATGATACTTTTCAGCTGGCGGATAACGTAGGCGCTGGTATGCAGCGTCTCGCTGTCCAGGTAGCTGTTATCCGCTACGCCGTAGGCGTTTTTCTGATAGGTAGTGATATCGCGCTGAATGCGCAGCACACCGCTTTCAGCGTAGGCAGTAGCAATACCGTGCTTCAGCAGTGACTGTTGCTCGGTCAGGGTAAAGCGGCTGCCTGCCGGTGCCGGTAATGCGCCGGTAAGCTCACCGGTTTGAGTCGGGCGGGCCGGGTCAACGCGGATAAACACGGCATTACGGGCGGTGCGCAGTGCGACCAGCTCATCGGCAGCAGTCTGAACAGCAGGCTCATAACCGGCTACGGTAATATGCTGGTTGTTCATAGTGTCGCCAAAGGCAACCAGATCGGAGAGCGTGCCGATTTTCGCCGTGTAAACGTGACCGTAAAGCTGACGTGCATAGCCCCAGCGACCGGAAGAATCGTTCATTTCCAGCGCCAGTGTTGCCAGCGAGGCGGAATCACTGAACGGCGTGCCGATGAAGTCAAAAGGCTCGTCGCCCATCGCGGCCACGGTTGCAGCCAGTGACGGTGAACCCGTACCGCCCGCCATGGCGTCAATCACAACGTTAACGCCGTCAGGTGTGGTTTCGCTGCCCACGGTGCCGTAGTAGTTCAGCGCCAGCGGAATACTGTTGCCAGAGAGCCCCTTATGTCGGGCAGTGAGCGTGACAACGCCAGCAGCTGCAGCTGCAGTCACCGGCAGGTCCGCATTAGCGTTAACGGCAGCGGCCAGCGTCGCGGCCACGGCTGCCGGTGCATCACCGGTCACTACTGCAGCCTGAACACGTACCGCACCGATATACAGGCTGAGCGAACCTGACGCCTGCGCATTGCCGGTCAGCGTCACGGTGCCTTTAGCGGTTTCGCCTTCCGGCTCGGTCACCGCGATAACCCAGAGTTCACCGAACGGATCGGCAGCACGATAACGCGCTACCATACGGGCCAGCTGGCTGCCACGCCCTGCAACCTTACCCGCCAGCGCGGCAGATGGCATGATGGTGAGTTTGTTTTTAGCGATGGTGCTGTCAGATGAGGCGAGCCCAATCAGCAGCGACGGACCACTGCTCTGCGTGGTATTCGCTTCACTGTTGTCCATCTCCGCCCAGAAAAGCGGCACGCGGAGGTCTGACGGAATAGTGGGGAACGATACTGACATTATTCACCGCCCTTTTTCTTTGCGTCAGCAGCGGGCTTTTCTTCTTCCGCGCTGACTTCTTCGACATCACCATCCGCAATGCGGCGGTGCCAGTAGCTGCTCTCTTCGACGTTCCGGCCTTCTGAAGGCAGCAGATCGCCCCGGACAGGGTCAGGAACTGACCGCCCGCGCTTGGGTCTGATTTGCATGATTTACTCGCTGAGGTTGATTTTGGTGTGGTGCTCAATGATGCCGTCAGGGCCATTACCCGGATCGATATAGTCAACGTCGATTTCGACCGTTTTCAGCTCGTCCAGAGCGTTAAGATCATCCTGCTGTCGCGTATCCTCTTCGGTGATTTCCCGCGTCAGCATGAATTCGAACTGGTAATAGAGGCGGCCCCGGTCCATATCCAGAAGCTGTCCGCCGGAATACGCCACCGGACCTGCGTCTGAATCAGGCTCCCAGCCTAGCAGCGCCTTCCAGATTTGCTGCCGCACGTCATGCACGGCGTCATACCCTGACGCCTGACCGCGCTCGTCGCGCGTATTGTCCAGCACCACGACAACCGCAAAGCCTTCAGTTACGTTTTGCCAGTAGTCAGTCAGGGACTTCTGCTCAGCGGTGACGTCTTCGGTCGGCACAACATACGCCGCCGGCAGCTTCATCTTCCCGGTTTCGGGGATAGACTTGAATTCAGCCGCCCCGGCTACGTTACCCGCGAACATCGGACATCGTGCCCGGAGAGCGGCGATCACCAGTGATAGCTTCATTTCTTTTTCCTTTCAGGACGAAGGGAGGTGCGTAGCGCACGGGTCAGCACATAACGTGTCCACGTTTTGCGCGCCTCCAGCACCTCGGTCATGTAGTTTTTGCGTGGCGCAACACGCCAGCCATTGCCACCGGACTTGCCCTTGTGGTGACTCTTTTTGCGCTTAGACCCACGCTTGATGCCGTAGAACAGAAACGCGGGGTAAAAGTCACCCTCAATAAGGCGGTTGCCCTCGCCCCGCTTCTGGTTTGGCGCTATGCGCACCATCAGGCCCGGACGGGTTTTTGATGCGCGGGGAACGTAATAGCCGATGGACCGCGCCAGCCTGCCGGTTCTGAATCCCGGATACTCGCCCGGAGCAGAACGGCCGCGACGCATGACCAGGCGCCGGGCATCACGCATATGCACCTGACCAATCTGAATAAAGGCGCGGCGCATTTTGGCCCGGTTGAAAACGAGGTCTTTTGGCTGCTGAAAATCAACGTGCAGAAGCGGCTTAGCCATACATCTCTCCTTCACGCTCCACAGCGCCCAGCTCCTCGCACTCCAGCAGCAGATAGCGACCGGCAGAGTTGAGGTCGCGCAGGCGCTTAACGCGATACACGTAGCCGCTGTAAACCACCTCAAAATCGGAAGTGATGCCCCGGCGGTAACGGATAGTCATGTAGTGGGTTATGGTGTCATCAGCCTGAACGGATTCGTGATAGGTGGTAGCACCCACCTGCCGGACCTTCGCCCACACGTCCTTTTCATTCTGATAGACCGGCTCTGTACCGTAATCAGCCGCTGCCTGGTCGATGCGCTGGCGCAGGTGAATGCGCTTATTCAGCTCACCCGGATCGGGCAGCGTGAAAACAGCACTGGTATTTGATGAGCGTCGCTGCATGCTAATACCCCGACACCGGCAGACGCCGCGAATAGAGCAGGAACTCAAACGCCTGCGGCGTCTCCGTCATTTCCAGCTCGGACACTGAACTGCGATGCTCATACCAGTGACTGACCAGCATCAGAAGGGCAAGCCGGATATCTTCGGTAATGACCATGCCGTCCGTATCAAGCGGTGCAATATCTGCCACCGTTTTATAAAGATTTCGGTTGAGGTAGGTCACCGCCTTTGCTTCAGCGGCCAGCGCAAAAAGCTCAAGCAGCCGATCTTCTTCCGTGAAGTCGCTCTCCAGTCGGCACTGCTGTTTAATTTCTTCAAGTGTCAGCAGCATGACAACGCCTTATTTTTTGGCTTTTTCCTTCGCCTCAGCTGCCGCTTTCGCGCTGGCTTCAGCATCCGCTTTTTCCTGCGCTTCAGCAGCGGCCTTTGCTTTGGCCTCTTCTTCAGCCTTAGCAAGCGCTTCGGCTTCGGCTTTTTCCTTCGTCTCAGCTGCCGCTTTCTCCGCTGCGCTGTCATCCACCTCACTGGCATAGCCCAGCTTAATCAGCTCGCGACCGTGCTGTTCGGTGGTATCAATGGTGTTGCCTTCGGACACGACCGTGCCGCCGAAGTAATTCGGTTTAATCAGAAGCAGTTTCATATGTAAATCCCGGAAAGGCGGCCCCGAGGCCGCCGTTACTGTTACGCAGCTGCTGCAGGTGCGGTGAAGGAACCGTAAACGAACGCTTCAGGACGCTTGACGGCCAGCGCCAGACGCTCCTCACAACGGATTGAGATCATGTTTTTCTCAAAGTCGTCGGCGTTTTCAGTGGAGATAACCACGTTGGCATCTTCGCGGTCGAAAATCTGCGCACCGGCATTGAATGCGCCGGTCAGGAATTTACCCTGGAACGCAGCCGCTTCGGTCGCGACAACCGGCAGCCCCCACAGGGTAGGACCAGTCAGCGCTGCCGGGTTGGCCAGAATGTAACGACCCAGCGAATCCTTAGTCAGCTCGATCTTCGCCCAATCGATGAAGTGCAGAACATGGCCGGACGCCGGGAAGCGTGCCAGCTGCGCCTGCAGCATCGCCAGTCGCAGATCATCAATACCACTTTGATTCGCCACGCTGAAGGCAGCAGCGTATGCAGATGCCTGCGGAACGATACCGTTCAGGTGCGTGCCGGTGCCGTCGCCGAACAGAATCTCCTGCTCTTCAACGTACTTCAGGCCGTAGCGCAGTTCGGCGTCAATTGTCGATTGCAGCTGCGGCATGTCATCAAGAATCTGCTTAGCGGCTTTGAAGAGGTGCGCGATGGTACGGACCGGCGTGATTTTTTCCGCAAAGGTGATGCCGCTGTACGGTTTGGTGGTGTTCTCTGCGACGGTAGCCGCATTGTTTGTGAAGCCAGTCTGCTGAACCCAGTAGATGGTATTGGACTCAGTACGGCCCGGTGCGATCAGGTCGCGGATAAACAGTCGTTGTTTTGGCTGCTGATCGATACCTGGCAGGCGGTCAGGTGCAACGATCTGGCCCGGCACGTTGACCGACAGCAACGCAGCCTTAACCGGAATGCTCAGGCGCTTATTACCTTCGATGCTGGCCGAAAAAGCTTTCAGCGCTTCGGAAGAAACAACCTGACCGCCCACGGTTTCGATAACATTTTTCGCATTCGCCAGCGGCATCTGCGCAACATGCTGCTCCAGATCACCCAGCGATGCCTTAAGTGACTTGTTTGCCTCAGTCAGCGCGTTAAATTCAGTGGCGATTTTATCTACTGCTTCTTTGGTCTGAGCGGACAGCTGGCCTGAGCTTTTCGCTTCTTTGAGCGCATCTTCAGCCTTCTGACTGAAAGTGCCGGACACTTCCTCCAGCTTTGCAGATACCTTTTTCAGTAACTCATTTACATCTGACATGATGAATCCTTATTTGCCGAACGCGGCCAGCGCGTTTTTAAGTTGTGCAATATTTTCGGGGTTGATTTCGTCGGTAGCGCCCGGCATACCTTCAGGGGTGGCAGCAGCGCCTGGCTTGCCGCCGGTTAATGCTTTAAGAAGTTTTCGACGCTCGGAGCGTGGCGCGTCGGTTTTTGCCAGCATCGCGTCCAGCTTGCGCAGCGCAGCTGCTGGGCTGTCGTCCCCATCAGCAATTTCATCTGCCGCCAGCAGGCGATCTGCAAAACCTTTTTCAACCGCATCGCTGCCGCCGATGTAGGTTTCTGCATCCATCATCGCGTCGATGGTGGCCGCATCCAGACCGGTTCGTGCGCCATAGATATCGTTCATCGCCTTATCAAAAGGCACCATGTCCGCTGCAATCTGCTGCAGGTCGTGACGGTTGCCCATCGCGTACACCCAGCAGTTATGGATCATCAGAAAGGCACCGCGACCGATCTGCACCTCATCACCGGCCATCGCGATAATCGACGCAGCTGAAGCCGCGAGGCCCAGCACCTTGACGGTGACTTTCCCTTCGTACTCACGCAGCAGGTTGTAAATTGCCAGGCCTTCAAACATGTCGCCGCCTGGCGAATTGATATTCACGGTAACGTCAGCACCGCCGATTGAGCGGAGCGCGGCAGCAATGCGGCTGGCGGTGACGCCGTCGCCATACCAGTCAGCGCCAATGACGTCGAACACGGAAATGCTGTTGTCATCACTCTTTGCGGCCTTGATGCTGCCGTTCCAGCGATCCATTGCGGAAGACGGCAGATCGCGATTTTCGCGCGCAAAAGGCCGCCCCTCCGGCGCTGCCGGAAGACTTTTTACTGTCATTGGGGATGCTCCTAAGCCGCCTGTTTAAGCGGTGATTGTTCGAAAGGAATGTCCGGGAAAACGGCGTTGTGAACTTCGCGCAACAGTGTGGCCCTTGCGGCGGTGCTGTTTTTGCGCAGGTCTTCAAGCGGTGTCAGGTTCAGCTGTACGGTGTAGATATCACCACCTTCAATCGGCGGCAGATTCTCCAGGCGGCGCACGTCATTACGGGACATCCACCCGTTCTGCAGCGCGGTGGTGTAATAAGCGGAACGTCCGGCGCTGTCGGCACGCAGCAGCCCTTCAACGGAGAACTCAGCAAACAGGTCTTCATCACCATTCAGCAGACAGCGTGAAATCTCCTGTTCAATGTTCACCAGCAGCGGGCGCAGCGTATTCGTCAGGAACAGCAGATTCATGCCTTCAACGCTCGACGCCCAGCTACTCTGCTTGTCAACGTGACCAACCATAAAGGGCGGCACGCGGAACCAGCGGCAGATTTCCTCAATGCTAAATGATCGTGACTCCAGCATCTGAGCATCTTCAGGGTTAAGGGTGATGCCCTGATAGGACATATCACCCTCAAGCACCATCACCTTGCCCGCGTTTTTTGAACCAACGAACCGGTTAAGGTTTTCGCGGTTTTTCTGTCGCTGCTCTTTTGTCAGCAGATTCTTTGACAGAAAGAAGCCTGATGTCTGAATACCGTTTTCAAAAATTTTTGCGGCTGACTCTTCGACCGCCATCGCTGCGCCAAACACGTCACGCCCGGTGCGCATCGGCATCATTCCGCATACGCCATCCAGACCAAAGCCCCGGATGTGCATCATGTTTTTAACCGGGATGATGCGCTTCACGCCTTTCTCTGTGTAGGTGTACTGCAGTTCGCCGCTGTCCAGCCGCTCCACCTTCATGCACTGAGGGAGAAGCGGCACGAGAGAGACCAGTTTCAGGCCGATCATCTTTTTCTCAACGTAGGCATTACCACGCAGGCAGATGCTGGCAACCACCATCAGCATGAAGCGCGACGGCGTCATTTCGCTGTTCGGACGGCGGCACAGTAACTGATAGGCCGGATGATTAAGCGCCAGCTTGCGGGACCCGTCAGCTGCTCTTTCATATACCTTCATCGGCAGAGTTGAAACTGACTCACTCAGCAGGCGTACACAGGCCCAGACAGAGGCCAGCGCCAGCGCTTTCTCTGCTGTCACTACCTTTCCGCTGCTGCTTGTGCCGTACCATTCCTGCCAGAACGCAGCATCATTCAGTCCGATTGACTCACCGAGCCAGTTAACAATCGCGCTCTTAATGCGACCCGGCTGTTTTTTTTCCTTCATCAGATACCTACCATGATCGGGTCATCAAAAAAGTCATCAGGATCGCCGCTGTCCACCAGCACCGCATCCTCTGCTGCACCGATTGCCATAGCAGAAGCCACCACGCCGTCGATACGGCCGGTGCTTTTCTTCTTAGCAAATATGCGGTTGTCCTTCTGGTCAGCCTCAAGCACCGCAGAGGCGGCGTTCCAGCGAAGGCAGGGATTAGGACGTATGACAAGCACCCTGTTGTTTAGGTGCTCTTCAAAAAGCTCAATGGATCGCGGCATCCACAGCCCGGACTCCTGCGCCTTATAAAAGCCCTGCCCATGCGGAACAAGGTCAACGCTCACAGACTCGCTTTCGAGTTCGGGCTCCAGATACTTGATGCGGTACTGGTCAAACGCGATGCACTTAATGTCGTATCTGGCCGCCAGTTCACCGATACGCACCGCCACAAAACCGTAATTGACCGCCTTACCAGGCGGCGCGTGAATAAAGCCATTACGCAGCCAGGCGTCATAGGGAACGTGGTCAGTTTTGGCACGCTCAAGCAGGGAATCTTTCGGCGTCCAGAACTCAACTAAAAGCTTTTTGGATTTTGGAAAGTAAAGCGCCAGCGCCGTCAGGTCACGTGAGCCTGACAGGTCAAGACCGCCATAGCACTCTTCACCCGCCAAATCCTCGGGGTCAAAGTCCTGTTCGCAGTTCATCCAGGTGTCGCTGTCAATCCACGGGTCGGACGCCTCCACCCACTGGCAGAAATTCAGGCGGCGAACGATGCTCTCTTTCGACGGCATGCCGCGCGCCTGCGTTACCTGCTCCCGCAGATATTTATCCGTGAAGGTCTGACCCAGAGACGGATTAGCTTTGCCCCAGCAGGTTTCATCCTTGAATGGGTCGTCACCCTCATCCAGCGAACAGATGAAGCTGAAAAAACTGTCATCAACCAGGTCACCGGCAGCAACCTTGCGCCCGTACTCGTGATACTCATAACAGACGCTGGTTTTATCGTGGCCGCTGTTGGTGATCAGGAACATCAGCGCCTGACGGCGGCCTTTTGTACCGGCACGCATCATCTCAACAACGGCATTTGTTTTGTGCTCATGCACTTCGTCAATCAGTGCGCCATGTGGACGCGGTCCTGACTGACCATCATCGGAGCTGATCGGCTTGAAGAAAGAACCCGTCTGCAGAAACGCAAGGTTCCACACGTTCAGGCCAGTGCCGGATTTGGTGATGCGCTGCGCCAGCGCGGGCGACTGATCGACCATCGTCACCGCATCGCGGAACAGGATCATCGCCTGGTCTTTTTTTGTGGCCGCCGCGTAAACTTCGGCGCGGGGCTCTTTGTCTGCCATCAGCAGGTAAAGACCAACTCCGCCCGCCAGTGGCGATTTACCCGAGCCCTTACCGGACTCGATATAGCTCATGCGAAAGCGGCGCGTGCCGTCTTCCGCTTTCCAGCCGAACAGGGAGCCAACAATGAAACACTGCCACGGCAGCAGGATGAAAGGTTTCCCCTCATGTTCACCGCCATTCAGCTTCAGAACCTGAGCAAAAAAGTTAACAACGCGCGTTACCGCTTCAACATCCCAGAACAGGCCGCGCTTCGGACCCTCCTCCAGATCGCGAAGGTGACGGGCGCATGCCGCGCGGATATCTGGCCCGGCAAGAACAGCCCCGCTGGTAACGTCCATTGCATACTGCGTGGCCGGATCAACCGAAGAACTGGTTGAGCGGGTCTTCTTCTTTTTCTCCACCATTCACGTTCACCTTTGACCGGGCAGCCGGTGTCAGGCCGAACTCTACCAGGTAGCTTTTAAATCGCCGGTCTGCATCAGCCAGCATTGAAACAGCCGGGTTGGCTTTAATCAGAAATCCGCCTTCGGTCTGGACCGTGTAGGTTCTGCCCTCTTCAGCAATTGTGATCCGCAGCTGAAGAATGTCGGCGTAAATATCACAGAGCCTTTCCAGCGCCAGCACATCGGCAACGGTCAGCACGCCCATCCCATCGAGCAGGACAGTCAGCTTTCCCCACGCAACCTTTCCCCAATCAGTGAGGTGTGACGGCGGGCTGGGGATTTCTCTCGCAGGTGCAGGCTCTTTGTCGTTGAGTTTTCGCTTACCCGGATTGCCGGTAACGACCTTAAGGTGGGTCGGTTTTGGTCGTCTTCCGGCCATAAAAACCTCCCAGAAAAAAACTTTTCATTTCGCGGTTGTGCATAAAAAGGGGGGCGGGCGGTCAGGAGGTCGCTATCCCCTGAACTCTGCACCCACCCTCCTCGCTGATGATGATAATCGTTCTCATCTGACCGTGACCCTCTCACCCTCGGCATTAAATGATATTCATTCTCACTTGTGCCAATGTGATGACGGGTCGAGGGGCAGCCCGTTCTCATCGCACCCTATGACGTGTCCGCGCTTCTCTTCGCGCTGCTTGGTCGAGTCGTGGTGTTGCTTGCAGAGCGGCTGCCAGTTGGCCTTGTCCCAGAAGAGCTTCTGAGCCTTCGCTATCTCATCCTGTTTGCCACCGTTGATGGCTTCTTTCAGCCTGTGCGGCTTGATGTGGTCAACCACAGCTGCTGCAACTGCCCTGCCCTGACGGTGGCACATGGCGCAGAGAGGATGTGACTTCAGGAAAGACAGCCTGGCTTTGTCCCAGCGGCTGTTATAAATGCGTGGCTCGGACATCAGAGTTTCCTGCTGGCTGGATGTGTTTAACCTTCGGCAATGGTGAGACCACCAGCCGATGATTCATTTTGTTTATGCTTAAAAGTGAACTCCAGGAATGCAGTTTTCCGCACAAAATAAAACCGCCCTAAGGCGGTTCTGCGCAATCAGCTTGGACGACCCACCGCAAATCCACTTACCTTTTCAATAGCGACTCGCAATGGTGAGCCGTTTACGATTAACGTCCCGCCATCACCTTTCAAATATGCGATATTTTTGAGATGAAGATAGTTGAGTGGTATTTCGTTTAAGTGTTCAGTTGAATAGTACTCTTCACCCATTTCTTTAAAGCCAATAGCAATTAATTCATTAACTTCTTTAGGCCCATTCGCGCTGATTAAACATTCGTACATTTACTGACAGTAGTCCTTACCGGACATCAGGTCACCATAAACAACCTGTCCTTCTACCAAGAGAGTAATGCCAATCCCAGCACCTGCATTTGCAATGTAAACCAATCGGGAAAGTGCATTGTCTTTTTGCGTTTGCGAAATCACTACTTGCGGTTCGTTACTGCTTTCCATGAATACCTCCCGTTAAAAGAGGCATTACATTATCGTTAGGATTAATCTTAGTGAAGATAAATTTATAATTCATCATCAGACGCACTCGCAAATGCGCCTTGTGATGAACTCAGCAATCTGAGTCTGGACGGGCTACAGCACGACACGCCGCCATACAGGCACGCTGCATATCCTTATGTGCTTCGCGCAACCATTCATGTGCTTCCCAGTTTTCCTGCGAGTTCTGCAGGCTTGGATCGCTCTGCATATCGTTACGATGCTCCATCAACAGCGCAATAAACTGGCGGCTCAGCTCTTTGAACTGATTCATCTTGCCGATTTCGCCATAAGATAGCGTCCGATATCCCTTAATAGTGCTGCCGTCCTGCGGTTTTGCTTCGCTCATTAGGTTTTAGCCTTCTCAGTTGGTTCGATTGGCTTAACATGCGTGAACATGAAGCCTTCATATGGCAGTGGCATGTAACAGGCCAGCAGTGTGATCAGGTCAAAGAACCATTCAGGCACACCATTAGCGGCGCACACATCAGGCTCACCTGACTCCATATTGCGTAAGTAGACCGGAACGATGTTGGCGAACAGGCCGGTATGCTCCCATTCGCTTTTGTTAACCCGGCCGAAGAATACTGCCATCTTATTTTCCTGATTCGATGCGCCGGATAGCAGCGCGGTCAATGTTGCACTGCCCCAGAGCGCCATATAACTCAGCATTAAGGCTTACGCTGTCACCGAACGTCATCGGGACTGGAGGTTGTGAAACCACAATCGGGCTGGTGAGGTCAGCCGGAAGGCTTAGCTGTGGCTGCTTTACTGTCCGGTACTCCACCAGCGGCCTTTGCTGCGTCGCGCAACCGATCAGCAGCATCAGGGGGAACAGGAGCAACAGCACACTTGTCCGCCGCAAGGTAACGCTTAATTTCATTCTGTAGTTTCCGGTTCTGCTGGGCTGTTACGGCGCGCTGCTCTGTGACCTGACTCATCACTTCATTTTGCTGCTTAACGGCTGTTACCAGCTCAGTGACACTTGATGCCAGGCCATCGTTCTTGGAGCGTAGGTCGTTAATCTGCTCGTCTTTGCTGTTTGCCAGCTTCTCAAGTCTGTCGTTCGTTGCTTTCAGCTGTGAGTTACTGGCGTTCAGTCCCCATAGCGCCACGCAGATAAGGCCGATGATGACGAGGCCTGAATTGTTTCGGATAAAGCCGATTACGTTGAACATAGAATCCCCTTAGATTTTGATAAGCGGGATTTCCGGTCGTCCAGACCATTGGTGCCACCGTTAATGATTCTGGTGATGCGGATAACATCATCAGAATCAGCCAGTTCGTTAAGGCCGTTATTCTTCCACCATGCCCCCGCAGACATCGCCGCAAAGCGATAGCCCAGCAACAAATCAGGATTAGCCACCACATCAGCGCCCAGCTGTTTCACCAGTGCTGCATAGTTGGCTTTGCCGGTAATCTGAATCAGCCCCCGACCGCGATAGCGGTATCCATCACCTGAGACAACATCACCATTCCCGTTACGGTTTGCGTAAATGATGCTGGCGATCATCTTCTGGTTAGCCACATGCATCGCATTACGACCATAGGCGCGGGCCTGCTCAGCGGTGATGCGCTTACCAAACATTGCCGTAAGCACGCTCTCGCTGTAGTTCAGCCCCTCTTCCACCTTCAGGAACCCGGTTGACTCATGTCCCGTCTGCGCCAGAAAGTGAGCCTGACGCAATGGCGTACTTATCTGGAATGCAGAGAGGCTTGCCGCTATATGAGGAAACCATGCATCACGCAGCGCATTACTCACGCCGGTCGCAAGCTGAAAACTACTGGCTGTCAGCATTACTGTCTCCCAATCGCTTATCTATCTGGCGGCGTATCCTTGTTGATATGTAATCCACACCGAGGAAGCCAAGGAACACCGCAGCAACCCGCGTAATGTCCTCACTAAAGTGCCAGTTGAACGCCGAACCAATCACCTGCAGGCTTGGTTGCAGGAAGAAGGCGAAGACGCTGCACATCGCAGCATCAAGCAGGCGGCGTGACCATGCGTCTTTACCAACGTAAGTGGCTCTTAGAATCGCCATGACTCCGGCAAGACCCGCATAGCCAGTTTCGTTTTTGTGGGCGTAAAGCCAGGCAATCAGGCTTGCCCAGAACCCAACGTCTTTGTCCGGCATGCGTTTCATCCTCACCTCCGATAATTGGCAGGTGCTGTCGGTAGTCAGAAGAAAATTGCGCAACGCCACGGCGTCAAAAGTGTGTGTGGAGACTGATTGGCGTGCGCAAAAACGAAAAAAGGCCGCTCTATGGCGACCTCTTTGAATGGGAACCCTGACGCAATAGCGGTAACTGCCTTGCCCGTCGGCAACAGGGTTAAAATTTATCCCCTATAAGGGATATTTCAAAACAAAAAACGCCTCCAGGCTGGTGAAACCCGAGGCGCTTTGACTTCTACATTTGGAACTTACTTTACAATGATAAGTAGTACTGCGTAGAAACCACTCTTATCACAATACATAGTTTTTTGCGTACGCGTTAACTTTTTTGTATATTCCTTTATCATCCTATCTTCTGAATGGCACACAGCATTAAGTCATTCCATTTCACATGGAAGCGTTAAATGTCCGAAGTCTTTGAGCTCTCGTTTAGGGAGAATTTTTACTATTCAACAGAACGTCCAGTCAGCGTTAAAGAGATCATAAAATCTCTTCAGGGCTGGGAAGCCGTTATTAAGCAATCACGAGAAGTTTTCGCTAAGCTTGCTGACTGTCAGGTAGATGGCGTTGAAGTTGAAGTTGAGATGCTTCGCACAGGGAGCCTATACGAAGATCTCTGTATTAAGCTACTATTCGGTTCACAGGAAGAGATGGACAAGTTTGTGGCGAAATGCCACGCAAAATTGGGGGATGGAGTGTTGAGAAACACGCTGGTATTCGCAGTAGTTGCAGGAATGGTGGGGTACGGCTTGTATCTGGCCAGCGCGGCTATGAGTCCAGATACTACTCCTCATTTTGAAGCAAACAACAATGTCATAATCAATATTGGTGCTGGTGAAGCTAACCTGACCCCAGAAGGCCTCAAATCCGTAATCGAGTCCTCAGTTAAGAACAAAAAAGCTTTGGCTGAAGGTGCCGTCAGGACTCTTGCTCCAGCAAGAGAAGACGACAATGCGTCCCTAACTATCGGCAATGGTAAGCAAGTAGTTGTAATCCCTCAGGATACAATCAGGCAAGCGCCTACTTCAGTAAGTATGGACCCTATGACACGTACAACTGATTTTCCTGATGTGGATATTCAGATTCGTGCTTTAGACCTCGACAATCCTTCTAAGGGCTGGGCTGCAGTAGTTCCGGGTTTAGTGGATCGCCGCGTTAAACTGGTTCTGGACCCTTCTCTGTCTCCTGATGCACTTTCAGGAAAAATGAGGTTTAGAGGCGATATTACTCTTACGTCAAAGTTAGATAAGCGCGACAATGAGTATTACCCAAGTGAAATTATGTTGCGTTCGATCATTCCATAAAAAAAGGCCCCTAAGGGCCTTTTTTATTGCATCTTAAGTTTTACATCCATCATTGATAAGCACCCATCTACAAATCCTTCTGCGGTTTGTAATTCTTTCCTGATTGTTCCATCTGAACATTTTCTTTTTCTGGCGATGCCGCGTAGAGATATGCCTATCACATAATGAGCGATTAATAATTCGTATTCTTCAGGTTTGTACTTTTTTAAGCGCGCTACGCATCCGTCAATAATTAAGCCATCATCATCACAACATTGAACTCTTGAGCATTTCCCATGTGGGATCAATCCTTTAAACCCTGCGGCTATGGGTTGCCAATCAACACCACTACTTTCAGCAGCAGCCCATGCGCCCCACCCATCTAACACTTGTGACATGTCACGCATATATAATCTTCTCCACACACTTTATTTTTTGTCTGTCCCAATCACGCCGACTGCAATCGCGAAATCCAGGAACCTGAAGAGCAGCTCAACCTGACTGCCATATTTTGCTTCAAACGCTTTCATATCCCGGTGCAGTTCATCGTGATGCGCCCTGCAAAGCGGTATCACGAATAAATCATGGGCCTTTGTCCCCATTCCCCCCTGACCGTGCCCGATGATGTGATGAGGATCGTCCGCCTGGCTACCACAGCATGCGCAGCTCTGCGACTTAACCCATCGTGTGTACTTCTCACTTTCCCAGCGCTTACGCTTAGGCCGCTTCATGAATGATTCTGGCGACTCAGGGTCGGCTCGAAGGCTGATTATCTTTTTGACGACCTGTGCAGCGTCCTGAATTACCTCGCGTGCCGGACGCGCCGGAATAATTCTGGCCTCTTTGAGTTCGCCAGCCTGAATAACCTCTTTTGGCATACGCAGAACGCGCCTGGCCGGTGCCTCTGGTATGAGATCAATCAGGTCATTCAGTGAGGCCCACCAGCACAGCTCAGGCAACGTCAGCTGGTGGTCACCGCTGAGCGCCATCTGGCTGCATGCAGCCCTGATTATCCAGAGGGCGGTATTGCCTTTGGCGATGTTCTCCAGGCTACCGGGTACACCGTTTTCCCTGAACTCATTATCGTGGCTGTAGCAAAGCGATACCAGGCCGTTTTCGATTTCTGACACTGTGAATTCATGGTGATGCCACACTCCCAACTGCTCCCACTGGCAGCACCCGAAGGACTGGACGAAGGATGCCAGAGCATTAGGCCCACCAGCAGCCTCTATCACACGTTCGTGACCAAAGAAGGGAATCAGTGAGGGTTCATCAAGCAGCGGCTGGGTGCCGTCATTCAGCCGTCCTGATGGCAGGTCTGCCATATCCATTGTCGGAGTGCTGATCACAACGCGAGACTTAAACAGCTTCATCAGTTCTGGTCCCGGCCTGAACAGAACTATTCCTGTGCGCGGCGCTATTTCAGGTGTAAGCAATGCCCTCACTCAGCACCGCCTGCAGCCTTATGCGCCGTCCATAGCCCGCCAATCCACTGAACGCCCTTCGCGGTGAAGCGGGATTGGCTAAATGCATAGTTTGAATCGTTGGTGGTCCCGGTTCTGACTTCAAACCGCCCCGCTTCGATATGCTGGCTGTAGGGTGTTAGCACGCCGCTGAGCCGGTACATAATCCGACTCTCAATCAGGAACAGGCGTAATTCAGGCTCTTTGGCTTCAAGAAGTTTTGCCACTTGGCGGAATGTCATTGAACCTGAAGCCGTAACATAACGGTCAACGAACGCTACCTTTGGCGCGGCTTCAGTCAGCTGAATTTGCAGGCGCTCTTTCTCTTCCTCCATCTCAGCGGCCAGGCGGAGTGCCTCGGCAAATGTCTGTGGAATCTTAGCGGGCTGGCCTTTCTCCAGCTCCTGCCAGCGGTCAACGAGGCGGGCTGTGAACTCTGGTGAGAGCTGAGCAACCACAACAATACTGTCTCGTTTGCCGTCTTCACCTTCAAAGTTGTAAGTCTCAACTTTAACAGCGTGGCCTAAGTTATTGATTCTTTCGACAAACGCCATTGGCGGTCTTCGGATAACGTCGCGGTCAGCCAATCTTTCAATGCTGCGCTTAACGTCGCTGTGACGGCTGCTGACAAGTTCGGCTATTTCGATGCTGGTAATGCCGGGAATGGCATTGAAAGGACGTGATGGCACGAGGCCACCAGAAATCTGGTTAAGCATGTTTCTCTCCACACACTGGAACAACATTTTTAAATGGCCCCGCCCCATCACCTGCAAGTGAACGGGACCAACCTTGGTACGGCGACTGCAATCACCAGTACACCACTCACTATACCCAATTTTACTGTTCATGTAACCAGTTGCGGACCTATGCCGCTACCGGCTGAAACTCGCTGATTACCACCTCAGACTTACCGCCTTTAATGATCGGCCCCCACTCTACAGTGAACCGCTTAATCTGCTTGTCATCGCCCCATATACCGGCATGAGTGAGGCTGTCGAACAGGGCTTTGAGGTAGTTATCAAGGTCGCGCTGGCGCTTATCTGGCGGGAACAACAACACGCTAACCTGCACGTTCACTGTAATCGGCTGTGGTCGGCGCTTAAGCTGTTGAAGAACGGCGGCAAATGCGTTGGAGCGGAAACAGCGCCCGGAGGCGCTGATCAATACTCCCTTTCTGGTGTTACGCCAGTACGTGTTAACGCTTGGCGGGAACGGGAGGATTAATTTCACGTATATTCCTTCACGATTTTACGAAAATTAGCTTTGCCAGCCGCCCTAAGCTTTAATTCCGCAATGATGCTGTCACAGTGGGCTAAGTCGTTAATTCCGCCGCAAACTGCAGAATATTTTTCTCCATACAAAAGTGACTTGAACCATGAATTCCTTACCTCAACAACCAGTTTTCCATAACCATCCATAACTACCCGATATCGCGCTACAGGCTTCACCGGCTGATATCCGTAACTCATGCTGCATCCTCCCCGATACCGGGAATGGTCATCTGCCCGACAACTTCGCGTACGGCCTGACGCAGCATGCGGATGTTTGACCAGCAATCACGGTTAGTCTGCTCCACCAGCGCGATAAACTCCTGGACCGTGCATGGCCTGTCCTGGCGAACGTCAATTAGCACCGCGGAAAAACGCTGCATCTGCTCAATCGCCAGTTCGGGATCATCATACTGCTCGGAAACCCACAGCTTCAGTTCAAGATCGTCTTGGTGCTGCTTGATTAGACGAACGGCGCTGGCAATCGTCTCTGCTGGCACTGTCACACATGTAGGGTTTTCAACGGAGTCTGCTGCCCACGTATGCGCCCACTTGGATTCGCTGTATGTGTACTCAGCTTTCATTTTGAACGCGGCAATAACGCACGCCCACACCTCAACGCCGCTTTGCTCAAGGATTTCGTGCTTCAGCAATGGAAGGTCATCACCATCACTGTTCTCTGTTTTGGCCGGTGCCGGCTGCTCACTAACTGAGTGGTTGACGCCGTAGTGCTCTTTAGCGATCAGAACAATGTCCATCAGCTCAGCCGCCTGCAGGTCAGTTTCAAACTTCAACGTGATGCGAGAACCTTCCTCGCCCTGCTCGGCCTGGCAATGCTTAGCAATCAGCTCTGCCAGCTTGCGTGCCTGTGCTGCACTGAACTGCGGCATAGCATCGGTCTTGGTCAGCTTCTTCTTCCCTGCCGCTTTCGCCTTCTGCATCTGCTCCTGTGCTACTGATGATGCTTTCACGCCATGCTCACGCTGCAGGGCTACTGCGGTCGTCGCGGCCACTTCGCCGGACTTCACCATCTCAATCAGAGGCTCGCCCACGGTCAGCAGCTGCAAGTGTTGCTCAACATCGGTGATCGAACGTTTCACCTTGGCGGCAATTTCCGCTGGCTCTAATCCCTGATTAACGAGGCGCTGATAGGCGGCTGCACGTTCCAGCGGCAACAGGGCTCGGCCCTGACTACTGGTGACCATGAACGCCACGCTGTCCGCCTCACTCCCCACGAAGTCTTTGCACTCAAGGCGCAGCGTATAGCCCGCTTCCTGAGCCAGCTTCGCACCGTAATAACGGTGATGGCCGTCGATGATCTTAATGCCCTTCTCATTGACCTTAACAGCCAGCGGAGGCACATGCTCACCAGCGATAAAGGCGTCGCGGAATTCCTCGACATGGGTCTGATCGATATCACGAATGTTGTAATTAGTTTCGACATACAGCTCATCAACGCCCAGCAGGTAGGTTTTGCGAGTGGTGATGTCGGTATCGCTATTTTTTTTGTCGTCGTAAATGCGCGCTAAAGTACTCATGCTGTGGTCAGCTCCCATGTCAGGACAATAATCAGGGCGGCAATCATCACGGCTGCTGTGCGGATGGCCTGGTAGAAAATCTCATTGCGCTCGTAGTGGCTCTTCAGGTGCGCTCTCATAACAAATCCCTGTTCACACTGGCTGAAATAATGCGGCCGGTATCGAGTCCGCCATAGCTGCCGCAGTTGAGTGAGCCCTTCACAGCGCAGCGGTCGCAGTTCTCTTTGGCTTCGTTGCGTGAGGCGTCGAACTTCGCCACCAGCATTGCTTCACGCCATACCTGAGCTGCACGCAGCCAGAACCCTTTACTCTCCAGTTCGGCGGCCAGCTTCGCCTTGTGAGTGTATCTCTCGCTCTCAACCGGCAACGGGTCGGTGTTGATCGAGTAGCTCCAGTCGCTGGCACGCTTTAGCAGACCCTTAGTGAACAGCGGTTTGATAAAGCGCTTAACTGACGTCTCATGCAGGCCGGTAAGCTTGCAGAGGTCGCGGACCTTCAGCGGGCCGTTACGGGTAATCAGTTCAAGAATTTTTGATTCGTGGTTGATCATGATTTGTCCCCCGTTAACCGCGAAAGCCGTGAGGCACTGAGCTGTCAGGCCGAGGAATCACAGTGATATCCCGCTGCATGTTGCGCTTCAGGGCATTCCACTCAGAGCGTGGCGGGCGACCGGCCTTATCCCATTTAGTCGCTGACTGGAGATAGCCAGGCAGGTTGCCGGGGATGAACAGGGTTTTGGGGCGCATGTACTGGTATTCCTCGGTGCCTTCCCAGTGGACATGCTTGTAATCCACAACCAGGCAAAGCTCTTCCACCGTGAACGCGTCTTTCAGGCGGGATTTGATATGGCCCATCGACGACTGCGCCTCTGTGTGCTTAGCGCCGGTAACTTTGTTCAGGTGGCGTAAAACTTCTCGAGAGCAATTAACGACTGACCACTCATCGTCTGGTTGCGACGCAACCTGACAAAAGGTTTTTTTATCTGATGGATCATGTTTTGAATTTACTGACGGATCGTCGCCAGATTCTGGCGGGTCAAAACTGTTATTTTTGCTGGATTCTGACGGGTGAAAATTTGATGCGTCAAAATTCGGTGCATCAGATTTTGATGCGTCATATTTTGATGTGTCAGATTCTGACGCCTCAGATTCTGACAGGTGAGCAGCAGCTGATTCGCGAAGCTTTTTGACGTTAAGCTGATACATATTTGAGTTGTTACGATTACCCTTGCGACGTGACGTGCTGGTCAGCCAGCCTTCACTTTCCAGCTTGCGGATCGAGGTACGGACGGTACTCGGACCAGCGCCTATCTGACGGGCAATGGTAGCGATTGACGGCCAGCAAACGCCTTCGTCGCTTGAGAAGTCAGCCAGGCGCGCCATGATGGCAACCATGGTGATCTTCATGCCGGAGGATGCGCAGCCGTCCCAGACGAAAGCTGATAATTTAACGCTCATGATTTACCCCAACCTCTCTGAAATATTGCTTGAACCGTTCGAGAGAGCTGAAGCACTCGCCATGTTCGTAGTTGTCACGCAGGTAGATAACCCGGTCGTTCTCTGGCTCCCATCGAATGACACGCACAGGGATGCCGCGCTTGTCGCGGAAAATTCTGTCGAGCTCTCGCATTTGGTCGCCTTCATTCGCTGGTTAGCATCGCCCACAGCCCAGCTCACAAAGCTGTGGTTAACTTCTTCGCTTACGCCTGGCACATTAAGCGCATATCGCAGCGGCTCACTGCTGAAGCGGCCACCAGCTGAAGGAAGGCAACGGAATTGCGGTAATCCTGATTTTCTGGTTAAATTGATCACGCGATTAGTTCTCCACACACGTTGATTTAGTCGCATCGAACGCCGCGGACTGCAATCCAGCGGCGTTCACCTTTTCTGGGGCGCAAAACACGCGATACAGCAGCGTCAAATGCTCCTGCCACTTCGCCATTACCTGATAGCTGTTCTCTTCAATCTGCTCACGTTCAGCCGCATCAATCACACCGTCAGCGGTTGCTTTGCGGATGTAGGCAGAATGCTTACCAATCCACTCGACAGACTCCATCAGACGCTGATTGATATCCGCGTTATCCACATCCTCAATGTCCACCAGCGGGACGTTGACGCTGTTTGACTGACGGGACACAGCGTTAGCGATGTGCTTAGTGCCGCTGGCCTGCTGCAGAACCATCGCCCAGCCCATTGGGAAAATCTGATCGCCATTAGTGCGCAGACGGTTGAACAGTGCATCTTCGGTTACACCCAGCCATTCAGCGGCTTCCGCATAACCACCTGGAAGACTCGAAATCGTCTTCTTGATTGCCGCCACCAGCCATGCCGGTTGCTTCTCTACTTGCCAGTGCTTCTGATCCACGGTTAAGCCCTCTTGCCTGTGGTTAAAATTAGAAAGCTGTCGATATAGACTTGTGGTCACATTTACGATTTGCAGGGAACGGCTTCACTTCTTCCGCTGAAATCGTCCCGTCTTCATGGAGGATCACGGTGATGTCACGCTTGAGTGAAATCGCTTTAAAAATCGCGCTCTGGTAAACGCCTAAATCGGTTGCTGCTTTTGTCTGGCCAAACTGCTCTACATAATCTTTGAGTTTTATTCTCTGGCTCAT